GCTTGGGGTTTACTTTACGGCTCCGGCTCGAGTTCGCCCGTGCCTGGGGTGTCGCCGCCGCCGTCGGTCACGTCCTCTTCACCAGATGCAGCGGCGGCTGTTGACGGATCAACCTTCTGCCAACTTACCTCGTCAGAGAACTGACGGCTAAACTTGGCGGCTACGGTGCAACCCAGTCGGCTCTTGCCGTTGGCGGCGTTCAGCATCTCGGCGGTTGCCACGATGGGCGCATGTGTCTTCGGGTCTTCTGTGTCCTTCACACTGAGCTGGAGGTTTGGATAGACCGTCAGGAAGTTGTCTCCCAGCTGACAGCGGAAGCCTTTCAGCACGTTACGCTTCACGGCCTTCATGAACTCCGTCACGCAGGCCTTTGCGATAGATGGTTCAACACTCTTGCCGTCCATTGCCTCGTCCAACAGCTCGTCAAACGAGAGCGTGCCGTTTGGGATGGGTACGGCATAGAAGGAATGAGTTCCGATAGTGGAATTCTCCTTGGCATAATACTTAACTTTTGCCATTTCTTATCACTTTTAAAGGGTTTAACGAAATAGTTTACTATACTAAACCGCAGCGGTTTTGTATAGCAAACCGCAGGGCTTTACTATACTAAACTAAAGCGGTTTTGGGTTTACCATCATTTTCCTGACCTCACGAAAATGATAGGCAAAAAAAATGGGGAGCCGCTGCTCCCCGAGAAACCATGTTACCAATGAAATGATAATTACACAACTACTAATAACTAATTTATGATGAAAACTTACAAGTCTTATTTCTTTAAAAGATTGTCAATCGCCTGCCGACGGTTGCGACCGAAGTCGGGATGCACAAACGAGACGTGTACCCAGTAGGCGCCGTTGCGTGAGTGCTCCCATATCAGCTGATCGTAGTTCAGATGCGTCTTGATATAATTGAACCACCGCTTGCCCTTCTCTATGTCGCCACCGATGCAGAGGTCTGCCGCCTGGCCTTTCATGTGCTGCGAATTGGCTACACCACCGACGGCACGGTTGAGCCGCTCACAGCGGAAGCCGCTGGATATGGGTATCGGTTCGCCCATCGCCTCGCGCAGAGGTTCGAGCACATAACAAGCGAGATACACCAGCGCGACGATCTGCTGCACCGTCGGCTTGTTCTGTATGCCCCGCGCTTTGGCCGTTGCCGAAGCGCAGAGTTCTTCGAGTGAAAAATGTTTCGTGAGTTGTATTGACATAATTAAATCCGTGTTAATCCGTGGAATCCGTGCCTTTTTCATTATACGGGTCGATGTAGCTGATGTCCTGAGAGTCGAGCTGTGACTTCTGTTGCGTAGGACGGATGGTCTTCTCAATCTCCCCGCTTTGCGAGATGGTTACGGGCACGCGGATGGCGCAACCCTCGCGCCCACACAGAAAAGGGCTCAGACGCTCCAGCTGTCGGCCATTCCTGGCGATATCACGCTTCATCTGTATTCGTTCCTTCTCCGTCTCACTACGGAAGTTGCTGAAATCCTTCTGAAGTTTCTCCACTTGGTCGCGGAACTCGATGTAGCCCTGCTTGTAGTGGTCGCGATCCTCGCGCAGTTCAGCAATCAGCCGGTGGTTGTCCTCCACCTCCTTCTGCTTGTACTCCAGCATCTCCTGATAGGTGTCTTGCACCTTCTGCGCCATATCGACTTCGGCAGTCTTCGCCTCTGTTTTCGCCTTGGCACGCTGCCACCGCCAGGTGAAGATACCGCCTACGGCACCGCCACCGAAGAGCAGGCCGAGAATACCAATGATTGAATCAATTGTAATTTCCATTTTTACGCATTTATAAATCTATAAATCGCGCAAAAACGGTGTGTGGGTTTACTCGCGACCCTTCGACGGGCTCAGGGACCGCCCCTCTCCTGCGGTCCCTGAGCTTGTCGAAGGGCGGTCCCTGAGCTTGTCGAAGGGCGGTCCCTGAGCTTGTCGAAGGGCGGTATTAGGCACGGATTCTTGGATGTGCCTAATACAAAAAATCCCCGATGACCGAAGTGGGCACCGGGGAAATAAGAAAAGTATTACATATAAATATCGATGCAGTGCTCGCCCTCACGGGGTCGCGTGTGCCTCACGGCATGAAGAGATAAACCCTAACAAATAAATAACATCAAATAATTAAATACTTCTTGATCTTGTTTGCCAGCCACAGGATGCCGCCGAAGAGGGCAGCGATGCCGAGGACGATAAGCATCCACTCGAACTTCGTGCGCTTGCGCTCGACATACTCCGTGACTGGGTATGGCTGCGGGATGGTGTCGTGCTTGGCGACGTACACCGAATCGTGGTGCCAGCGGTCACGATACTGTGTGTGCCACCGCTCAACGGTCACCGTGTCGCCCTTCTCGCTCACGCGGATGCTGTCATGCACGTGGATCGAGTCGCGCTCCACCACCCGCTGCATCAGCGTGTCCGTCGTGTGCTCGATGACCGGCACGTACTTTGTCGTGGTGCATCCCGACAGCAGCCAGACGATGGCCACCCACATGATGACGAAGGCCAGCGTGATAAGGATGGTCTTCATCGAGTCATGCTCACTGTCGTCGCGTCGCTTGCGCCAGTTATCGTTGGGATTTCCGAATGTCATTGTTTCCATACGCTTTCATTTAAGATACATAATTCCCATGAAACCTCGCCCGAGGTTTACTCGCGGTCCTTCGACATGCTCAGGAACCGCCCCTCTCCCCTGCGGTCCCTGAGCTCGTCGAAGGGCGGTCCCTGAGCCTGTCGAAGGGTTTTTACTCTCTGATAAGTTGCGGATTGCAGTGTATGTTCCACAGCAGGTCAACGAGCGCAGTCGGCTTGTAGTTCCACGTGCCGTTGTCGTAGAGCTCGTTGTCGGTCATCTGGTCGGCATTCTTGCAAAGATTTACCGACAGCGGGCGACCGAGGCCGAGCTTCTTGGATTCCTCGCGGATGATACGGGCCACGTCGCCACGACTGATGTAGCAATACTCACGCGGCTGACAGCCTCGCATCAGCCCCACCAGGTTCTCGATGACGTGCTTCGACGGCAATTTGTGGCGTGGTGTCGGTGTCCACTCCCACAACAGTTCAAACAACTTCAGCACCTCCTCGTCGGTGGCATTCTTACAACTTGGTTTGGCGACTTGCGCCTGCAACTCCTGCATGTGGCGCACCAGTCTCACCACGGCAGCTTGTTCTGATTTCTTCATAATCTTTAAAATTTTAATTTGTTAATATTACTTCGTTCTCACACATTCTGCCATCAATTCGCTCGGATGGCGGCAAGCAATACTCACAAGCCAGACAGTCGCACACCGTCGGCTCAATCCCTTTCTTCTTGCAATAGCTCATAGTTCCTTTAATATATTAGTCTGTTAAAATACGCTGATATTACGCTGTCGCGTCGCGCCTCCCATCGGATAGGTGGTATCTTCTTTGCACCGATAAACTTAACTTCGCCAGGCACAGCCGCAATAGTAAAAAACTGATCAGCATAACCAGCAACTTCAATCTCTGGGTAATTCTTCATCCCCTCCTTGACCTTTGCTTCGTCTTCCTTTGTTACTACGATAAGGTAACACATGTCTGACTGTGCAAGCTCTTGATACTTGTGAGGCGATAATATAAATGGTGATTCTATCTTTGCCATAGTTCCTTGATATTTTAATAATTCGTGTTCAAAAGAAAAAGAGAGCAACAGGCATTTCTATTGCCCTCCTGTTGTCGGAGGCCCCACGGCTTGCACGGGAACTTCGGGTGCGCGGCCCGACGTGATGTTTAGCAGTGCGACTGCCTGTTTCACCAAGCCTCTAAATTCTTTGTCGGGTCTGCGTCAGCCTTCCTTTACTTCCTCACTCTTCACAAACACCAGCAGGCGGTCGGTTGATTTCTCGCGGTCGAGGTCGTAGCCGCTGTCGTAGTAGTCATTAGCCACCGTGTTCAGCGTGCAGTTGTCGCCTGCGTTCTCGATATTCACGAAGATGTACCTGTGTCGGTACACCTTGCCGATTCCTGCGACCTCTTTCCAGCCTTTCTCGTTGATTTCTTTGAGTCGCTCAGTCAGCCGCTTGTTCTTACGATGTTGTAAAATCTCTGTAAGGATGAGTATTGCACATGCAATCGTCATCATAATAAATGGTACTGTCATAATTCGTTGCTTTTGTTTATATCCGTGTTTTTAAATTTATTGTAATCCGTGTTAATCCGTGTTAATCCGTGCCTAAAAAATTACTGCTCAATCTTCCCCTCGCTCCAGTCGAAGCAATACAGCGCGTCGAGCAGGCCGTGGATGGGGTCTATCTTCCCCAAGTGGCCGTTGCCCTTCACCACTCGCCTGATGGGTGGGTCGCCCTTGCTCTCGATGGCGGCGTTGCCGAAGCACCACGGCCACAGGGGATTGTCGGAGAAGTGCATCCACTCGTCTTTGCCAAGCATCTTCTCCTCCATCTCGCCGATGCGTGGGTTCTGCGTCATGGCGGTCTGCGAGACAGGTATCACCATGCGCTGAATCAGGTCGGCGATGTCCTTGGCCGAGATGTTCGGGTTGCGCTTCTGGAAGAGGGTCTGAAGCCACGCCTTCAGGTTGTTGATGGGTGTGACGCTCTGCGCGGGGTCGTAGCCGAAGTGGTAGATGTTGATGCCCTTCTCCACCAGTTCCGCGATGCGGTTGATGGCGTAGGTGCTATCAAAGACCTCACCGGGGCAGACGTGCAACCACCCCTGGCGCACCCATTCATCGTACATCGGTCGGTTCGGGCTTTCCTTCATCGTCTTTTCCAGCACCCAACAGTCGGTGTCAACGAAGAAACGCCCCTGCATCGTGTTCGACGGCAACCAATCGACGGCCATATAGGTAATGGCGAAGAGGTCATCTCCACTGGAGAAGTCCATGCCACAGAACACGTGCCACCGCTCGCGGCCCTGCTCGTCGATAAACCGACAATCGTCGATACGCCTGCTCTCGGTCTTCTGAAGCAAGCGGATGCGGTCGCCGGTGATCCACTTCGTTACCTTGCCGCTGCTGTACACATTGAACAGCTTGGCGATGACCTCGCCCGTGTCGCCGTCGCGCTGGGCCTTGGCTATCTGGTCGTCGTAGAACTGGTGCTGCACGATGACGCCGAGCATGGGGTTCACCTTGTGGCGCACGGTCTTGTTGGTCAGCAGGTATTGCTCCTCCTTCTGCCATGCGTCGGGCTCCAGCAGCAGCGTCATCGTGCGGTCGTCGGTCAGCACGGGCTGCACCTCGCCCTTGGCAATGCTCTGCTCGCGCTCCAGCATACCGTGAAGGCCGTCGAGTATCTGGATGAACGGCCCCTCGGTGATGCGGCCTGCCGAGGTCATCGTCACGCTCAGCGGTTCGCGGCGCGGACCCATCGACGACTCTATCACGTCCACCAGCATCTTCATGTCGCTCTTGCCGTTGGCGTAGGGTGCCGCACCGAACTCGTCCTTCAGACAGAGCTGGGCGAACCATCCATCCTTGAACTTGCCGCCTGCCGTCATGGGTCGAATGCTCGCTGTGGAAATCTCACTGTACTTGTCGCGCCACGCTGCCAGGCTCTCGGTCAGTCGGAATCGCTTCTCGGTGTCGAGTCCGCTCAGCAGATACTTGATGCGTCGGAAGATGATTTTCGCCTGATCCTCGGAGTTGGCACAGCAGAAGCCCTCCATATTATAATCTTCGAAGAGCATGAACTCCATGCCGATGAAGCCACCGAATCCCGTCTTGTCAATCTTGCGCGAGCCGGTCAGCGTGAAGTCGGTACACAGTCGGCGGTAGTCCCAGATGGTGCCGTCCTTCTCGCGCTCCGTGCGCAGCAGTTGGGGCTTCGAACCGGCGGGCACCTGCGTGTCAATCCAAGCGTAGAAGCCGTAGATACTGGCGAGGCAGAACACTTGAAACGGTGCCCAGCGGTACACCTGACCACCCGCGATGCCTGGGCATTTCAGTCCACCGCTGATGTGCCGCCACACGTTGCCGTCCT